GTAACACCCAATGTTGAGCTTAAAGTAGCAGCACCTGTAACACCCAATGTTGTAGAAAAAGTATTTGCAGCAGAAAAAGTATTTGCCTCATCTAGTTTGGGCAAATCGTTTAGACTTGCAGCAACTAGACGTAACTCTACTTTATCTCCAGCAGTAAATGCACTAGCCACAGTATTGTCTTGAGCACGGGTAATAGTAAATGTGTCAGTAGACCTAGCTGTTACTTTAATAATTTCAATAGTACCGCTTGAGTTAGCAAGAGTACAGTAGAAATAATCGCTTACTGTTAGTGTTGGAAACAAAGCACCGTCACCACCACCTACTGTAAGACTAGTTGCAACACTAGTAATAGTAGACGCTAAAGTACTTGTTGCGTTGTTAGTAAACTTCATTACCATAAAGATTCCTCTTTAGTTATAGCCATCGTTTATAGGCAGAGTGTTGAGCGCTGATCCATTTAGAGCAGTTGTAGTTTGCAGCACAAAAAGAAACACATCTGCTTGCTCAGCCCTAGTAAATGGGGGAGCTTGTATGTCAGCTACACCATGTACAAAGTCTTGGGGTTGTCTAGGTTCCCAATCACCAGAACAGACCATAAGTCCATCCCAACGCATCTGTAGTTCGTTGTCTTTGAATTCACGACCACAAACATCACAAATGACGTTCCAGTTGCCGTTACTCCACCTAGATTTGTAAGACATTACTACTGTACTTCAGTTGTACTATACACAGGTAAATCACCCAATGCAACCAGGGTGTTACCTGCACTAGTTGTTATAGTAGCCACAATGCGGTAAGTTACTCCTGCTGTACCGCTTTGTACTTGCTGGTAAATTTTACTTCCTATAATACTTGCGCCACCAGACAACAAACTAGATGGGGAAGCATCTACACCATCTATAACAAGAACAGTACAAGTAGCTGTAGACAGTGTTTCTCCTGTAGCCAATACTTGACTAAAGTCAAATGATAGGGGTTTGATCTCAGCAGTAAATTTGTAAGAAAAACTTTCAGCCATATATGTCATCCTGTTTTGAAGCAACTACATTAGTCTTTTTTGGTCTAACTAGTATGCTAACAAATCCAACAGCTTTGACTAGAACTTTCCTTGTGGGTACAAAGACTGTATCTACGACATTTGGTAGGACTTGGTAGATATAGCTTACCACACTAGTATAGACGGTTGTTACTAATAACACAAATCTTTGAGTAGATGTAGAAATAGTTGCTTGTACAGAACTAGCAACAATCACTATTTTTGATACCTCTCTTACTATGGTTGCAACAGAGGTCACTGTACTAGCCGAAATAGTTCTGTAAAAAGACTGGGCTTTGCTTATTGTGCTGGTTGTGCTAGATGTTGCAGTAAGGGTTCTAAAGAAAGCAAGTGAGTTAAGCAATGTTGCAATACTGCTTGTAGAAACTGCTATTGTTTTAATAGTAGTTATTACCAATGATACTGTGTTTATAGACAGTATTGACAAGACTTTTGCATAAGTAATATTAGCAACTAAACTAACAACTACAGTTACTGTTACAGCAATAGACTTGCTAGTAGATTTAACAAAACTACTAACAGACGCACTAGAATTAGAGAGGGTTTTTGCTATGCTGCGTACTAAACTATTGGCTGTAGTAACAGAAGCACTAAGAAGTTTAAGAAAAGATTTGTCTAAAGTGGTTGTAGAGCTAGAAGAAAAAGAAAGACTTTTAACTATAACTTTTACTATAGACGCAACACTAGTAGACACGTAAGCTATAAACTTACCTGTCAAAAGTGTTTTAATTACTGTGCTAGTGCTTGCAACAGATTTAATAATAGCAACACTTTTTACCAGAGTAAAAGTGCTGCTGCTAGAAGCTGTTACTGCCTGAGTGTACTGGTTATTACCAGCACCATTCAGTACTGCTGCATTAACTGCATAGGCATTAAGAGACATATACCATTGTCTCCTACCTTAAATTAACTAAACGTAGTTTTAAAAGTAAACTGGATTGAGTCGCTAGATACTACGTTGATTACTGTAAAGTCACCTTTAACAAACAAGTTGCCAGAACTTGCAGTGATTACATCAAACAAACCAGCATTAGTAACAGCAAGAGTGCCAGCAGCAGTTATGGTAGCAACCACTTGGTACGTGTCATTAGTTACAGTTGTAGTCTGTTGTGTGCTTGTACCAGCAGCACGGGGACTAGCTTCTGTAAATAAAGTTGTATCAGTTATTGCTGCTGTACCAGCACCTGTACCCCAAGCAGCATTAAGGGGTTCAGTACCTGATCCTTTAATACGATTAGTTACGATTGCTTTACCAGCATTTGTTAGGACTGTAGCCATTTTTTAATACTCCAAAAAATACGTTTGAAGGGGTTCTTGTGCCAATAACTAATAACACCTAAGTGCTCTATAGTGCCATCAGCACGAATAACAACAGCACTAATCTGGGCTTCTTTAGCATTAGCTGGGACAATCATTTTAGACATAGTTACGCCTTATCAGATTTATTATCTAGTTTATCAAAGATCTTACCAATCATATCTTTAAGTTCTCGAATATCATCTTTGTAGTCGTTCTTAGCAACATACTCTTTAGGAAGGTCTTCTCTTAACTTAGATAGATCAATTTTTAAATCTTTAACAGCAGCCCACAGTTCTCTTGCAAACCAACCAGTAACAGTAGCGGCAAGAATAAGACCTGTGTTAAGTAACGTTTGAATATCCACTTAGACACCCATGATTACTTCAACAGTAGCCCCTGTTCCAGAAATAGAAGCAACAACAGCACGTACATATCTCCAAGTAGCTATTGAAGTAAAACCTTGTGTATCACTGGTAGTACCAGTCATACTAAAAGCATTTATAGTAACCCAATTACTTTTAGTACCATTAAAGGTGTCTTCTTGGTTTGAACCTTGGATAGTTACTGTAGCTGATACAGCACCAGTACCAGTAATAATAACTTGAAAAGTACTCCAAGGACTTTCTTTATACAAAGGTGTAGAGTTGCCGTTACTTGTTGTAGATAACGCACTACTAAAAGCAAAGTAGCGAGGTTGTTCGCCACTTTTAATTCTTACATCACTCATGCCAAACTCCTATTTTGCAAAGGTTGTACCTGTTAAAGGTACTAAGAGAAGAACAGTCTTCTCCTAGTAAACTACATTACAGATTAGGCATCAGTACCAATAGCAGGAAGTACAAAACCTGAGTTCATGGTTCCATCTCCAATATAGAGGTTGTTAAACATTCCATATTGGACAGCATTAGCAGTGACCACAATAGCAGCAGCAACGTCAAGAGCACGGATTGTGTTGTTCATAACAATACCAGAGCCAGTAGTAGCAGTAGTACTAATGAGACAAGCACCAGTTGCAGTATCAGTATTAACGCAATAAACTTTATTGCCTGAGACTAAAGCAGCAGTCATTACCAATGCAGCATGACTCAAGAATTGAGACACGTTATTTTGGGCAACAGTTTGAACAACATAGTTATCAGTCAGTGTCAAACCAGTCATTGTGTTTAGCACAACAATAGGAGCAACAGACTTAGTTGTAGCATCAGATTTAATGAAGCAATTAGATACTTGCAAGAAGTCTGAATTGGTAGACACAGTAGTTTTAACTGCTGACAAGAAGCCAAGGATGGCACTTGTATCAGTAAACGAACAGTTGTCAATGGTGAAATACGCAGCAGCAGCAACTGTAAAGCACGAAGTAATGCTCAAGAAGTTACCAATAAAGCGACAATTAGAAATTGATACGTTATCAGCAGACACAGCAATGGTAGTTGTTGCAGCCGTACCAAGAGTAAACGTAGGACGTTTAGTACCAGCACCTAGACCAACAATTGCTACACCAGCAATATCAAAGGCCAAAGCTGTAGCACTAGAAATGGTTTCAGCGTGACCTGGTTTAATAAAGATGATGTCTCCACGATTAGCAGTACAACTAGTAACAGCAAACTCTAGAGTACTAAATGGAGCATTGAAAGTGCCTGGGTTACCATCAGAACCACCAATTTGTCCTGGCAAAGTTGGGGTAGCATTAGATACCCAATACACTTGACCAGGATGAGACTGAGTGATTGGAACACCTCGGATAGTTACGTTGTTAAAACCACCAGGGAAGTTGGATGCGGGAGATTGTGGGAGAGCCATTTTAAAATCCTATGTTGACATAAGTGTTACACAAACAACACTACCTACTAGGTAGCGTCATCATCAGGGTTTGCACAAACATTGTGCTGATTACATTCTACGTTACATTTTCTTTTTGTACATAGTTTTTTTAGCAGTCATAGTCTTTTTAGCACCCATCATTTTGGCATCCATCATTTTTTTAGCTGGAGCCATCTTAGACACAGACATTTTGGGTTCAGGTTTTTGACCCATTTCTTTACGCTTTTCGTATGCCATGATAAATTTCCTTTTGATAAAAAGAACCCCCTCTTTTTAGGGAGGGGGTATGTTACTAATAACAATTACGGACCGTTACTACCCCAGACAGCACGGGAGTCAGACCAGCCAAAGCTATAACGCTCGTAGCCTTTAGCTTTGACGTTCATAGTGTCAAAGTCATTGTCTTGGTCAAACGTGATGCCGTGACGCTCATAGTACTTCATACCACTACCACCAGGGATAGTATTACGAATAAACCAAGCATGTGGGCTTGAGAAGTAGTGGTTTACTTTAAAGCCACCAGGCAAGTAGTTGCTACTAGCAATAACGTTAATGTCATTGTTAGCATTACCTGTTTGGTACTTAGAGTGAAGAATGCGTTGAGCATTAAACACTTCTTGACGAGCAATGTGCAAGCAGTAAGGTTGAATAGCGATTGCCAAACCACGATCATTTTGCAGACCCATGATTGCAATCACTGCATCTTCCAAAGCAGCTTCAGACAAATCTACATCAACTGTAGGTTTGTTAGCCCAAGTTCCACCAGTGGTGTTGGGATGGTCTGTAGCACAAAGTGGTTTGCCATCACCACCAGCATAGGTAGCACTAAATGCACGGTTGTAAACGTTAGCAGCTACGTTTTCTTTCGTTTGACGGAAAGACATAGCGAGTGCTGCTGCACGTTTTTTGGACACTACTTCATACAAGTTGTCGTCCATCTCTTCTTTGGTAACAATATAACCCATTGCATATGCAACGTGCGTATAACGAGTTACGTAGCCTTGCACTTCAGAATCATACTGAACACCAGAGCCTTGTGACTTAACTGGTACAAGACCAAATCCAGTCAGTTGGACATCTTCTTCGTAGTTTTGAGTAGAAGTGTCTTTGTCAAACAAGTCTACATACTCTTCAGGGTGCTCGTCATAAGTCTGTCCCCACCAAGCCTTGATACCAGGCCATAGTGCTTTCGGGTGGGAACTGGTTGTGATAATGCCAGCCATAATCTATTCTCCTAATTAAATGCCAGCAGTGCCAGTTCCGGCAGCGTAAGCGTGATTGTTAATCTTAACCAACAGCTTTGCGTAAGCAGTGGCAGGGGTGTTGTCAACTCGTTGGGTAAAACCCATAAGCTTCAAGTTAGCACTGTTGGTATTTGTAATAGTAGCAGCAGTTACAGTACCTGAATCGCTATAGTCAGTAGCACCAGCAGCAATGACAAAGTTGGTGTTTAAACCAATGTCGGCAGTTGATGTAGGAACTGTTTGACCATCTTGAATTTCAAAGATCAAGTTTGGATCATCAGCAACCATAGCATACTGAACAACAGTAGCACTAGCTTGAATGCTGCGGATAGTCAAATCAATGCTAGTGGCAACCAAGCTAACTCCAGGAGGAGCAACAAGGAAACCAACTACAACACCAATAATTGCAGAACCAGCAACACCAATAGCAATACCAGAAAGACCGTTGGTATCAGCATTACCACTCAAGGTAACAGGATCACCGATGTACAAGTCGGCACTATTGACGGGCACAGAGTACAACCGAGCTTGACCTGAGTAGGGTGCTCCGTTGAGATAACTGACAGGTTTTAGGCCGCCAGGACGATTTGCGTTTGCCATAAAAAACTCCAAATAAGTTAAGTGAGTTTGATGCCATCCCTAGGAGTATAGAACGCTGGATTTTTTCCAGTAATCTTACCACCACGAATTGATTCATCAATAAGATTGTTTTTACTTTGAAGCTCAGCTTGATCTTCCTCGTACCATTCTTGCCGAATCTTCATTAAGTACCCGTATTGTTCCGTGCCTTCAGCACGAGGATTTACAAGATACCTAATTCTTTCTCCGAGGTCGCCATTACGACTAACCACATTTTCACTCACACCTCCTACTTCAGTAGGGGTAACAAACTCATAGCCACTATCTACGGCCTCTTGAATTCGACTCCCCGCATCTGTAAAGACATGGAGATGATACCCTGGAATCTGATTTCGGACGCTTAGTTTAACTTCTGTGCCATTAAAGACATTTCTTCGTTTTCGAGTTGCAACCGCAGTTGTATCTGTGCTTGTGTCAGTATCGCCCTCTTGAGGGATAAGTCTACTTGCAGCTTTTTCTAACATACGTTCACGTTTTTCAAACTCATTTAGTGCGCGGGGCATATTAATTTCCTTTAAGTTTATAGAGATCAAGTCCAATCAAAGTCTGCAACATACTGTTCTCGGGTCATAAGTTTTTGCTTAACAAACCGATCACATGCTGACTTTGCTTCAGACGGGAGGTTGTCATAAGATTGGGCATTGCCACCGCTGCGGCTTTGTCTACCTGATCCAGATTCAACCCGACTACTTGGAGATTGTTTTTTACCAAACTTATTTGGAAACTCTTCTGCTAACACTTCATCAAGCTTATCTAGAAATGCTTGACCTTTAAGCAAAGGTAACTCTAATCGAAGGCTTTCACCAACACCGTTAACCACAGCTGTCAGCCGCTTGTCTTGACCAAACCATGTATTGCGATCTAACCAAGCTTGTAAGTTTGGGTCAATAGCCTCTGGTGTTGGCTCTGGTTCTTTAGCACTGACAACATCTCTAACAGATTGTTTAGCTTCTTTAAAGTTTTCTTTAGCTTGGTCCAACGCATCATCTAGTGCATTGACTTTCTGTCCGTCACCGTCGCTAATAGCTTGGGCACGGCTTTCTTTAATCTCTCGAATTTGACCCTCATACTCTTGAGCTTTACGTTCGTAAGACTCTCTTTGGAACTTTTTAAATTCCTCTGCTGCTTCACGAAATTCTTTAAGCTGGTCTTTTGTAGCTTGTAAGTCTTTAATGAGATTCTCATTATTCTTACGCAGAATAGGAAGAATCTCTCGACCACGTTTTACAAAAGTATCAGCATCAACCCAATCAGACTCATTGCCTCGAAACCGTTCTTTAGGAACCCATCCTTGTGATTCGGCTTCATGCTGGACTTCAGGGGATACTTCGTTACTAGTAACACTTTCTTCACTCATATCTTACTCCTACTTTTTAAAAGATGTCAACACAACTAATAGCCAAAGTTTAAGTTCTAGCTAAATACGGATCAACAAGGTCTACATCTGCATCTAAAGTGCCAGTTATATCCTTGTCATTAACCATTCGGTATTGCTTTCCATCTTTTCCAAGATAAAGCAAACCAGCATATTTAGCAAAAATTACTTTGTCCCCGACCTTACACCAAGGTGCAGGTTCGTCAGCATAGCAATCGTCACCCATCGAAATGACAATGCCAGTAGTGTTTCCCATCTGTTCTCGATTTTTAGAAACCTCTGTAGTTAGAATAATTCCACCCTCAGACATCTCTCTTACTTCTTGAGGCTTAATAAGCACTCTCCACCCAACAGGGTTGATTCCTGATTGATTACTCATTGATCTCTCTCTTTTAGATAGTATTGAACAAATCTTCATATTCAAGATTCAGAATAATTGCAATTGCTCGACACCGACCCTTTACTTCTACCTCATCATCAAATGCATTGTTGATAAGACCCTCTTTCATAGCTTCCCTATCATTCTGCAACATCTTCATCAGATGTTTAGTAACAGGATGAAAAGTCCACTCTTCAAAGTTTTCACGACTTACTGGTTCCATTCTCTCTCCTTAAAAAACCTTTACTGCATCATTGTTTGTGGCACATCCATTGGCAACTGTGCTTGTTCCATATTTTGTTGTGGTTGTTGTTGTTCTGAAATCATTCGATCATAAACGTCATTCATTGTTCTGATAGAAGTAAGAACGCCTTCTCTACGCTCACGCTGCAAACCAATCTGCATATTAATTTCTTGGATACGCATCCGTTCACCTTCAGTAGCAATACCAATCTTAATAGACTCTGCTTCTGCTGTTAATTTTTGAATTTGTGCTTGATTAAGTTCTGCCTCACTCATTAATTTAAGCAAAGCCATCTTCATGTTTAACTGGTCCGAAGCTTGTTTGGCTTGAATCTTAAGTTGTTCAATTTGCAACTTAGGATTAGGTGGGACTTGTACAGCATTAGGACCACTAGGGTCAGGAAGAATTTTATCAATATTAGTAATCTTCATTGCCTTTAAGAAGGTGTACTCAGCTTCATAGCGGTTGTACAAACCAGGAGTAGCTTGCACTCTAGCAGCAATAGCAGCAGCTTGATTAAAACGCTGGGTATCAGAAGTAATACTTGGATCAGCAGTAGGCATCACATCTGTAACTGGACCCTCATAGTCTGAAACCAAAACAAGTCCTGTGTTCTTTGCATTTGAAACATAGGGCGTGTTCTCAGTAATAAATATTTGATTAAGGCGATATAACTTACGAAACTCTTGCTTAAGACTGCGGTGAGTGCGTTTAAAGATACCGTTAAATATCTTCATGCCTTGTTCAGCCATTGTGCGAGAAGTTTCAGCAGGAGTGTTCTGACCAGGATTCTGACCAGAAAGAATGTCTACAGAACCACTAATACGTTGACCATAGTTAATCAACAGGTCTAACAAAGTATACAAAACTTGAGAGGGTTCACGTACTGGCAAAGGAACAATACCTTTACGCAAATCATCTCCAGTTGTATCTACGTGCTTCCACTCCATAGGATTGAAAGAATAGTTACCACCACGAAGTTTAATACCACGACTAAGGAAGCCACCAGCAGTGTTAGCCATAGTACCAGCATCAACTAGCTGATTAATGATAGTGTTGATAGATTCGTTTAAAGGACCAAGAAGAACTCCAAACCCAAGGTCATAGAAGCCGCCATCAGGAGAAGGAATAAAAGGATATTTGGTAAAGTATTGCTCTGCTTTAATACTAAGAACTTTTTCGTCTTTGTTGCGAACAACATCTTGTTCCGTATATCTAGCAACAATACGAGCAACTTGTTTGTTGTCTCTACGTACATAAACAATGTACGGCTCAGCATAACCATCATCGTCAAAGTCAATAGTGCAGTGTTGTTCCAAAATCTCAATGGGAGTACTGGGATCATTTGATTCTGGTGGGGTCATGCCTTGAGCTTTGTCTTGGGCTTGTTGTAACCCACTGCCCATAACAGCAGAAGAATACTGCTGCTGTCGCCCTTCAGATATTTCACACCACAGTCCAAGAGCTACACGTTCATAAATTTCATTCTTAGTCATCTGAAGAATGTGGGTAACACGACTGGCTGTTTCTAGACTCTTAGTCCAGTAGTTAACAACCAGGTCTTTGGCTAGTACATTTTCAGATATGTTGTGTTTGCGAATAGGATCATAGTAGGTCTTCTTAAAGGCACAACCAATAATAGGTTGAGTAATAAGAACCTTGTCCATTTCAGATTCCCAGTCTTCATCTTCTTCTAGAAGCTGGTAACTCATATGTTGTTCAACACGAGTAGAACGTGCAGCACGAATACCGTCCTTGTCTTCTCCAACAACACGGCACTTAACAGGCATATCGCTATCAACTAAGACAGGATAACTACGAGCATGATATTGAAGTGCAGCAATAGTAATAAGAGGAAACTTAACGTTACTGGCATTAGCCCAAGGAAAGTTTTTAGTTTCTGCAACTTGTAAAGCAAGTTTGAGAGAAGTCTCTGTACGTTTTTCCCAACTGCTACGAGACATAAGATCGTTGTCAAAATCTTTAGAAATTTGACCACCAATTGTTGCTAGGTCTTCTTTGCAAAGCAGGTCAGCTATATTGGCCTCATACATGAGATCATTAATATTAAATTTGTCTTTAAGCTTCATTTGTTAATACCCACAAATAGCGGAGCGACCTACATCTGCTCCATTGTTATCTCGAATATAAGCCTCGTACTCTTCTTCTTCAAGTTCTTTTTCAGTTGGAGCTTCCCACATCCTATCAAGCATTAGTCCCAAGTATGCCCAAGCATCTACCTGGTCGTCATGTTTATCTCTAGGAAATCTAAGAAGCTCATCTTCAAAGTTTTGATACCAGTCAGCGTCTTTATCAAACTTGCAAGCCCCACTTCTCATACGAGCTTGAATGCTTCTAGCACGAGTAAGTTTGTCACCACTAGGCTTGAGTAAAATAGTGTTGATGAACTCACCACGCTTAAGCATTTCTTCATTGAGATAGGGACCAATTGCTTTCTGAATAGTACCTTGTTCGAGTCCAAAGAGTACGGGCTTATAAATTTTTTGAATCATTAAGATTGTATCTACAATTTCCAAGGCATCCATACGTTCTTTAATGACATGTTTGCAGTATAGCCGCCCATCTTCATCCATGCCACCTACAACAAAAGCTGAGTAGTCTGCTCGTTGTGATTGAGATACAGCTAAATCACAAGTTGCATAGTACACCAAAGCCCTTTTCTGGTCTTCTGGTTTCATAGGGTTAAAGTCAGACTTCTTAAAAAAGGTAGAAGTTATATCCAAAGGAATGTTAAGCATCTCTTGGGAGTAGACATCTGCCAATCCCTGTCTAACGTAATCATCTTTTTGAAGCCTAAACTCTTGAGCAGACTTCATCTCAGGCCACAGTAGCTTTTTAAAATCATCAGTGTGAGCACGATACTTTATAGAGTTCCAAGGTAACACATTGAGAGAATACTCCCGCAAGTCTTCTTGTACTAAGTGTTTGACTCCCCTATGGGAAGACAAAAGAGAACTAGGCATTAAGTTCTCTAACAAACTGTCTAGATGAAGGATTGTCCCAACAATCCTAATCTTTCCAGAAGAAGATACACAAGGAATCAAAGCACCATAAAACCAACGTTTAAACTTTTGACGACGATCTTTATTCATTACGATCTCGTCATTTTCCATATCGTCCCCAATAATTAAGTCGGGACGAAGGTTAGCCCACTTTAAACCACGGAGTTTTTGTTCTGAACCTTTGGCTTGGATACGGAAGGTATGTCCATCTTGCATCTCAACAATGAGGTCATCTTCAGTATCTTTGGGGAAGGGTCCATCTTTAAGACCAAACAAAGAATGTAAGTCATCATTGTCTAGCAACTCCTTTTTTATATCACCTAAGAACTGAACAGCTTGGGTAACTGTGTCACTAACAATCAAGACGTATCTAGCTTCTCTAAATAAAACTGAGGCTAGAGTATAGGCATGAGTTACAGCCGTAGACTTGGCGTGATACCGAGGAGCAGCTATAGCTACTTGTTTGCTGTTACTAGTAACAAGTTCCCAGATTTCTTTATGGAAGTCTGGAGTAGCAGCGGGTTTGTCAAAGTTTTTGCGGAGGACTGAGTTAACAAATCCTTCCATAACTTCGGCATTAAGTTTAGACATTTATGACTTTAACTTCAACGTCTACAGCTTTTTCGTTCTTAACTTTATTGCTGGCAAACTTAGCAAACTCTTCGCTGAGCTTGAGCAATCTATCGTCAATAGTTTTTTCAACTTCTTCCCTAACTGGGTTTTCATACAGCTTTTGCTGCTTAGTCAGTAGTTCAGTACTAATCTTTAAAGCAACATGAGCTTTAACTGGAATGCGAATAATGTCCCCAGTCTTTTGATCAAACTGAGCATCTCCCAAATCTAGACGATCTTCAGTAGCTTTGAGTGCTTTACCTATGATCCTTTTTAGATTAGCGTCCATCTGTTGGACATCTTCAGATTGAAGTTGGAGAGAGTACTCCTTAAACCAATCTGTAGTTTTCCACAGTCTTAAGGTAGCTATTGGGATACCAGTAACAATGGCTGTCTCAGCCATATTGCCTAGCATTAGATAGGTACTAACAGCTTGGAGTCTTTGGTTCTGACTCCAAACAGATTTTTTATATCTGCGATCATGAGAAACTTTTCTTCGCATTAGACTTAACAACCTTTTTTAGTCTTTGTTTTAGCAGCCATTATCTGTATCCTGCTGTTTTCTTTGCAATTGTTTTAGGTTGGGCTACAAACTGTTTGCCTTGGGCTTTACCTGCTCTTTTGGCTTTAGTTGTTGCAGCATACTCAGCAGGACTCAACGCTTTAATAGCAGCTTCTGGCAGATAACGCTCACCTGTTTTAGATGAGGGCTTACCTGACTTGGTACGCCACTTCTGATTGCCCCAATCTTTTAAAGATTGTTGAGGATTCTTCATTTCTTTGGCTTTTTAGGTGGCGTATGGGTTAACACTTTACTTGCAGGAGTATGTTTAGCACCTGTCATCAGGGTTGTTCCCGCTTTATGCCTTGGACCCTTGTAGATTTTGCCATCTGGTAGGTAGTGGGTTGCGGTTTTACTCATGATTTGTATCCTCCTCCTGCTGCTTTGTACTTTTTAGCCACTAGTTGTGCTTTACGAGCTGACCATTGACCAGCATTTGTACCTTGGGTTGCTGCTGCTTTTACTTGGGACACAATCTTTTTACGAAGAGTTGGTTTAGTGTAGTTACCAGCAGCATTTACTGTGGATTTAGATGCAGTTTTAGTAGCCATGTCAGCACTTCCAGACTCTTAAAGACTTGTTGATACGACTGTTGGGGTCTTTAGCAGTCTTAGCAGAAGTTAACTTCTTTTTCATACCTTCCATCCTTGCACAGAAAGAATCTTTACGAGATCCACCTTCAGGTTGAGGAGCTTTTAAACCTGGTTTACCAGGATTAGCTGCGTTATAAGACGCTCTACCTTTAGCATTGAGTCCACCACTGGGGTTCTTACCCTCTTTACGTTGCCAAGCAGCACTTTTCTTACCAGTAGCCATGTATTACTCCTTATTAGGTTGTTGGGTAGGAATTACCAGCGGCAGCGCAAACACTCCACAGAGGCGGCAACTGCTTGAACCATCCAACACGGCTGGAGACTGCCTTGCAAGGATGGTTCTAGTTACGGCGAACCACAATCCCCATGCGTATTGATACTGTGCATCGAACTATAACAGCTTTCTTAGTAGGTGTGTCTGTCACATAGGTGACAGTAGAAGAAGTATATTTTGTGTTTGAGTACCTTTGGTGGACTTGACAGGGTTTTTAAGATTTCCTACATTAGGGACTTCTTTCTTTTACTCTTTTCTTTCTTAAAGTCACGTATAAGAATACTATTAACAGAAACATGTGAGTCCCTGTCGGGACGAGCATTTGTTCTCTAGCCCTACGGGTGTACGTAGTTTTAAGAACCCCCCTCTTGTTTAAAAGTATGTGGCAGCGTTACGTGTCTCCATAATATAATATTTCTTAAAACTAATTTGCCCCCTCCTACCCTTACAACTTCAGCTACTATCTGCTACTAGTAACAGCAACATATCTCTTACATATATAGTAGTGTTAGTATAGTACTACAGTAGTACATGTAGTACAGGTATGTGTTACTTAGTCTGTACTTATACACAGGTTATCCACAGGGGTGTATGTCTATACATGTGTTGTATATTGCACACTCATACATATCAACAACTTACGGTGTTTAACTGCCCCCTAATCTAGCTACTAATCTGTTTGGTATCCAATGATGATACGTTGAGGTTGATCTACGTTATATCGTTGCGACATACGCTCCTATACATTAAGTACCAGTGCGAGTCTCACCGCCCCCAGCTTCTTGTTCGGGTTGGCAGAGCAGAAACCACGCCAGTCGTCGCTTCGCTCCTTTGTGGCATGGCTGCGGGGCTTCGCCCTTTCTGCATTGCCAATTTCGCCTTACGGCGAAACTGCGTGCCGCCTGTGGGCGGCCCTAGCCCTCACTCCCAGCTTTGGTGAGGGGGCGGTTCCCCTCTACCTTCAACTTAACAAGGAGCTCCCAAATGTCACAGCAATCCAACTTCGATTTCAACCAGTTCAACTCACTCACAGAACGCAAACCTGCTGGCTTGCAAATCTATCTGGCTCAGCAGTTGCTCTCCAACGCTCTGTGGAGCTTCGAGAAGTACGACAATCCCCGCCAAGAGGAAGTTCGTGACGCACTCAACAGCTTGAAAGCTCTCCGTGCTCAACTGAAAGATGACGCAGCTGCTCGTGCAACAGCAGCAGCTTAATCAAACAAGGTAGTACCTTACAAGTACTACCTTTTTTTATGTTCACTTCGTTCTGTTCTTAATAACTTCCTTGGAGATTCACATGAAACTTATCCACAAAGTAATGATCCTTAACGCAATCATCTTGGTTATCTTTGGTGCTTTGGTAATACATACTTATCAGGCTAACGATCTTGGTTGTATCACTGACACTGAGTGTGAGGCAGACTGATGTACCACGCTCTAAAACTTCACAACAATCTGGTCGTAAGGCCAGTTGTTGATGGCATCACAGACATCGAGTGGCAGCACGGTTGTCGTCTGTTTGAGATGTCTTCGTCTAGATATGCACTAGAGACTCGTATCCGTGACTCAGACCAGGTAATTACTGGAGATGTGGATCTGCTTTCCATCGAACAGTGGAGAGAGTTCGTAAGCTCACTGGATGAGCCTACCAATGTTCCTAATAACAATTTTGTCAGTACGTTCAAACGCTATGACAAATGGGATACCAATCGACCTATCTACTAACTGGAGACCATATGAACGAGAACTATCTACCCATTTGCACACATTGCTATGCCGTTCGTGTTGAACCACAACGAGCTAAAGCTATGCGTCCAACCTGTGCAGCTTGTGGCGAGGAAATTGCTAAACAAGTAAAGCATACGATTGTTCCAATGAACAAGAGCAATTACATGCTGGTCACTGACAAGTCCATCCTTTCTCAGTTAAACCCTAAGAGGACAACATGAAGATCAAATCATTTAAAGCAGAGATCAGATACAACCTGATGCACTCTTCAACAGAGTACTGCTGTTATTGCAATGACGTTAAAACTTTTCTTAGCTGTTGCAAAGAAAATCATTTTGTAACGTTTCCAGACTTGGACGATGAAACACAAGAAGCAATTATCAACAAAGAAGTAGAGGAGTATGAAGCATGGAGCAAGACATGAGAAGCAAACAACTGAATGACAGAGCAGAAGCTGCCCTGTCTTTTGTATTGGCAATTGTTATTGGTATTTCATTGGCATTAGCTTTAGTTTATTGGTGGACAAAATGAAAGGCTTAAAAATGAACATCGAACAAATGCACGAAAAAGCATATTCTATTTATGAATCAAAAGGACAATTTGCTGTCCATGATGCCGTTGACAATGGTATTTTAAATTGTGATGAATGGGCGCATTGTGATCCATGCGAGATTAAATCTCCAATGCTTGGCAATGCTTGCTTAGTTTGTGCGACTATTAAACATGACTAGGGTGTATGAATTCACAGCTACCAGTTTGGACTACGGACAGTTGCTGATTCGTTATGAATACAGTGAAGCTGATCCATCAGTAGGTCTTGACGAGACATATGACTGGTTTGCTTTTGAAGAGAACACCAACAAAAATGTCACCTATGAACTGGACAGAGATGAACAGAAATACATCTTTAGACAAGTCAAGCAACATTACAAAGAAATTTGTGAAGACTTTGGTCAATGATGTCGCTCAACCCTGCAAGCCGAGATGCCAACCGCCAAGCGGCTTGGCATACGGCTGTGCCTGGGCTTCGCTCCCTATGGTAAGCGGGACTTGTCGTCTGCCCGCCTGAAGCGGGGGCAGCCGCCTTCGCCCTTTGTTCTTTAACTTGGAGATAGTCATGGAATTAGATTTAGTTGATGAGATGGAATGGGAAGACAGTGACAAGATTGAAAAGCTGTCTTTAGAAGATGCTGCGTTGGAAGAACCTGCATTGGAAGAAGAAACACATCGTCATGGCAAAGTATTTCGTAATGGAATTCATGCCTATTTGGATTGGTTCTACGATGGGTCAATAGAAAATGACGATTACTAAGCACTGGTTCATAGAATCAAATGACTATGACGATGTTCTGGTTAGCGTTAACATCCACACCCCCTTTGAAGAAGAGGGGGATAGCCACAAGCAATTGGAGCTATTCACAACTGAAGACCTCATGCTTGAAGATGTGAGTTATTAGTAACACAACGGAGATCAAAATGCCTAATTGGTGTGATAACACAATGACTATTTCTCATCCAGATCCAAATATGATTGTCAAAGCACTAGATGCTTGGAACTCTGGTCAGTTTTTGCAAACACTTGTTCCTTGTCCACAGGATCTGATTGACATAGTTTCAGGATGTTTTGGAGATGAAGAAAAACAAAAAGCTTTAGAAAAAAAGCAAAAAGACAATTTTGAAAAGTATGGCTATCCAACATGGTGGGAATATTGTGTAGCTGAATGGGGAACTAAATGGGATGTGGGACACGACCAATACAGAGATCCACCTATTCTTCATAACAATGGGTTTTCTGTTGCTTTTGAGAGTGCTTGGTCACCGCCTTGTGATGCTTATGCCAAACTTAAAGAATTGGGCTACACCATAAAAGCTTATTACTACGAACCTGGATGTGATTTTTGTGGTCGATGGCTTGATGGTGAAGATAAATGCTACCAACTTTCTGCTGGCGACATTCCAGAAGATATTGTTGAAGAAATGGCTATTGAATCAGTTAAGTAACAAACTTGAAAGGAAATTTTATGTTTCGTGTGTATCTTCATCAATACAACCGTTGGATTGAAAACGTACCCGCTGTTGAAGCATTGGTTTATAAAGAAGAAGGGTATCTTGTAGAACGTATGAGCTAACAGTACTCTTCTACAGTGCTTTCATAAAAAGTACTGTGGAGGCAATATTGCCGTAACTGGAGATCAATATGGATGCAATGATGTCCACTTTGTACGCAGCAGCTACTGAAGCCTTGGTTTCAGAAACTTCTGCTACGAGTACGTTTGAGAAGATGATTCAGGTTGCTTTTACGCATAGTTCTATTGAGACTTTTGCCAAAGAAGTACGGGAGACTGAGCGTCAGATCAAAAAAGAATTTGAGATTGGTTCTATGCCTGGACCTTGGCGTTCTGCTAAGTCTGTCATCCACTCTGCTATGAAGCTCAGCCTTGGTTTGGTTGATGACAATGGTGGGTTCTATGGCAAGACTTATCTCCAAAACAAAATCAAGGAGATGAAGACTGAAACAAAAGAAGATGTTACACCAGATGCTTATGTGAACAAAATCTGTAAGCTTCTAGCTGAAGTTCCAGAACACATTGATGCAAAGGGTGTTCATAGTGAAGTACTTAAATTTCTGAAAGGGCTTTGAATGCTGACTAAAAGCATTGAGGTAATGAAGTATGTTAGGGCAAGTGCTGGCAGAGCCAACCTTGCTATAGCATTTGAGGATAGGAATGAGCCTAGGCATGATGGTAAGACTATCTATCTGCCTAGGATTACCTACCACACCACAGATTTAGAACTCAAACAACTACAAGCATCTGTTGACCACGAGGTTGCACATGATCTCTACAGTTCGTTTGATGTTCTAAAAGACAAGAAAATCAATCCCAAAGGTCTATTGATGTTTGTTTGGAACTTCTTGGAAGATTCCAGAGTTAACAATATCGAAGCTAAGCAATATCTTGGCTTCAGAGAAAACTGGGATGAGTGTTCATCTGTTTTAGTACAAAAGATTTTGGCTAAATCTAAACATGATGCTAAAACAATCTCAAAAATAACCAAGGCTCTTATTTGTTGGGATGCTGCTGTATCAGCAAGTCACTTTCCAATGATAGAGCTTATTGCAAGCAAAGTGACTCCCAACAAAAAGATTTTTAATGTTCTTAATAACTACACTGACCGTCTTGTGTCTTGTTGTTCAATACTAGATAAAGAAGTAGGCACAAGAGCTACTTATGATTTAGCAGTTGACATCTTGAATGAGTTGGATGAAAAGTGCAAAGAAGAACTTAAAGAACCTAAAGAACTTGAAAAAGACTCACCAAAAGAAACAAAAGTTAGTGGAGATGTGTCTAAAGAATCTTCAGAAGATGAGGGAGAAGCTAAAACAAAAGAAGATGAGTACAAGATCATCAAAGTTGAACTCACTGAAGAAGATTTAGCTGCAATGTCTTTAACAATGCCTGAACACGGTGAAGAGATGGGCAAAGTAGGAATCAATTTTGATCCTGTCAAATGTGATGGCGACTGGGACTTGACTGATTACAGCGAATTTGTCGTTGTCAACTATCCTAAAAATATTGGAGATGAAAAATACTTTCAACCTGCAAAAAGATTTCTTGAGGGATATGAAGAGCAGGTTGGTTCTAAACTTATTTCTCAAGAAAATTTTGCACAACAAGTGCGTAGACTAATCCAAATCAGAGCTAAAGTGCAAACGCAATATGGAACAAAGAAAGGCAAGCTAGATCAATCTAGATTGTCTCGCATCTGTTTCAATGCTCCAGGTTTCAATGAGCGTGTTTTTAAGAACAAAATTGAAAACAAGTTGCTTGATGCTGCAATCACTGTTCTAGTTGATATGTCTGGATCAATGGGTGGTCAAAAAGTATTCAACGCTTTAGCTTCAACATTGTTAGTCAATGAAGTTTGTTCCACGCTAAACATTCCTCTAGAAATCATTGGTTTTACTGATGGCTACTCTAGTACCTTTAGTGCAATAAAACCAATTATGTATGTTTACAAAAGTTTTTCTGATTTAAAAGTAAGCTCAGATTCTTTGCGTGAATATTTTGCATATAGTAGTAACCACATGAGTGGTAATCCTGATGGTGAAAACATTCTTTGGGCTTATGATCGTTTGGCTAAACGCAAAGAAAGAAAGAAACTATTGATAGTTATGTCTGATGGCAGTCCTGCTGCAAGTAAATCTTGTATGGGCATAGGAGAGTTCACACACAAAGTAATTGAAGAGATAGAAGCTTCCAAGTCTGTAAACATCTATGGTCTAGGTTTGTGTAGCGACTCAGTACAGTATTACTACAAAGCACATAGTGTAGTTAGTAAACCAGAAGAAATCCCAAGTAAGTTGATTGAGTTAATAGAAAGGAAGATTGTCAATGGCAGCTAGTGAAAAAATTGAAGATCTTGTTACCAAGGCTCTTAAAGAAGCATTGGACAAACGCAAGAAGTCTGAAGTGCTGATCAAAGAAGCTGAAAAGCTTATTAGTGATGTAGACATGCTCGACAAAATGGCTGGGAGTACTCCTCCAGCAGTAGCAACAAGTGCTGTCGGCAAAAAAGTTTTGGGACCAAATCAAGTTTGGTTGTCTAAGCTGATCAATGACTCATCAATTTCAACTGATGATGATTTTGGTGTTACAACATTCCATGACTACGATTGGGATGAGCGAATTGCTTCATTTGTTCCTATGATCAACGAGCACTATGTTCTTGACAAAGAGATCGCAAGCAACATTCTGATGGCTTGGGAACTTAACGAGAAAGTTCTTTGCTACGGTCCTACAGGTGCTGGCAAATCAACTACTATTGAACAGCTTTGTGCTATTACTTGTCGTCCTTTTATCCGTGTAAATTGTACGGGTGACATGGATTCTTCTATGATCTTTGGTCAATTAACAGCTAAGGACGCATCAACAATTTGGGTCGATGGTGTTGTAACAGATGCAGTCAAGTATGGTGCTGTATTTGCTTGGGACGAATGGGATGTAACTCCTCCAGAGATTTCTATGGGTCTGCAATGGCTCTTAGAGGACGATGGCAAGCTCTTCTTAAAAGAGATGCCTGGTAGTACCAAAGACAAGCAAATTGTGCCACACGAGCATTTTAGAATCGTAGCTATTGGTAACACACAAGGCCAAGGTGATGACACAGGTGCTCACGCAGGTACTAATGTCCAAAACTCAGCAACTCTTGATCGTTTTGGTACGGCAGTGTATGTGGACTATCTACATCCCTCAGTTGAGGAAAGGATGCTTAGAAATAAATTTCCTGACACTGTGACTTCAAAGTCAGCTAAAGAACTTATAAAGTTGGCTAACTTGATTCGTCAAGGCTACAAAGCTAGTCAGTTCAATCTGACTGTTTCTCCACGTTCTTTGTTTAGTATTTGTAGAAAGGTTTCTTCAGGGTGTTCTTTGAAGAAGGCTTTTACATTGGTATACCTTAACAAGCTTAACGACACACAACGCAAAGTTGCTGACGAGTTGTTTAGCAAGGTCTACGGCAAAGACGCATAAACCAAAACTACAAAACCATATAGCCTTTCTAGGAGGGCTATATATTTTGAGCTTTAAAAAACAATATGATTGATCGCAAACTAATCTTAGCTAATGCTCCATCTGCAACAGGAGATCAAATCCATGTTAATCACATTGGCTGCGAAGCAGGTGAAGACATCAAGCGTAGGCTGTACATCAAACGTACAGAAACAGGATTAGTAGCCTATTGCCACCATTGCAACGAGTCTGGGTTTGTTTCAGATGGAAGTGGCAGGTTGTCTACATGGATCAACAAAAAAGAATCTAGCACAGCTAGTAGCAATGAGAAACCTGTGCTTGCTTCTCTTGCGGTTGAAGGTAAGTTGTGGCTGCACAAATATTACTGCAACACATCTGACAAAGTGTTTAGTGGCGTAGCAGGAGAGCGACACAAAGTAGCTCTTACACTGCATAACCCAGAACAACAGCCGATAGGCTGGCAAGTTAGGAATGTAGCGCCTAACGCTACACCAAAATACATAACACACTACACCGACAGCAACTCCAGAGGAGATGCAAGTTGGTTTCACAAAAGCAGCAAGACGCTAGTCATAACTGAAGACTACCTCAGTGCTTACAGAGTTCACAATGACACAGGTTTTAGTTCTGTGGCGTTACTAAGAACAATAGTCTCAGATAAAACATTAAGACAAATAGACGAACTCGAATTTGAGTATGTAGTTATTTGGCTTGATCCTGATGAGGCTGGTATAGAAGGAGCAACAAAAGCATACAAGAAACTAAACCATTTTCTTCCATCAAAAACAAAGCTTGTCTTGCTAGGCATGGACAAAGAACCTAAACAATGCAAACCAGAAGAACTGAACAGCATACTTACCTAAAGGACATAGATGGATTATGACGTTCTCTACCTTTGCGCTAAAAGCAAAGAGAGCTTGATGAAATACAGGCGGTATATCAAACCGCATGTAGTAACCAAAGAAACTAATATCATTCTTGATGGTATGGATAAATACTACAAGACGTTTCCAGGTGTTACAACTTTCAATTGGTCTTCTTTCACTGCATATCTGATAGCAGATCAAAGCAAACGACTGACTGATGATTCTATTGTCAAGCTACGAATGACTCTGACAAAAGCAAAAGACTTTGAGCCACATCACGCACACGAAGAAGTGATCAAAACTCTTATTGAGTTAGATTATTTGGCGTTGATTATGGAAGAATGTGAAAAAGTTAAAGAAGGTTCTAGTGATCTTGAGCATGTACATATCCTAGCAACCAACGCACTAAAAGATGTGGAGAGATACATTGAAAAAGATGAGTTGTTTGTCTCGGCTGACCTTAGTGCTATTGCTGATCGGATTACTAGCTCAGGATACGAGTGGCGTTTGGAGGCTCTTAATCGAAGTTTGGGTCCTTTACGTATTGGTAACTTTATTATTGTTGCTGCACGAGTAGAAGTAGGTAAGACAACGTTTCTAGCAAGCGAAGTAAGCTACCTAGCACAGCAACTACCCATAGACAGACCTGTTGTATGGGTCAACAACGAAGAAGAGTCTTCTGTTGTGTTCTTTAGGATTGTTCAAGCTGCTCTTGGTCAAGAATCTAAAGTAATTATTGCTTGCTCTAAATCAGCAATGGAAGCCTATACAACATTGATGGGTGGAAACAAAGACAAGATACGTGTTACTAAAGACATGAACCACATTCGTGACTTAGAAACATTGTTTCGAGAAATCAACCCAGGTTTGATTGTGTTTGACCAGCTAGACAAAGTAGATGGCTTTAACAAATCTGACGAGCGTGAGGACATCAAACTTGGCAAGATCTACAAATGGGCACGGGAACTTGCAAGAACCTATGGCCCAGTTATTGCTGCTTCACAGTTAAGCGCAACAGCAGTGGATATGAAAGATCCTCCGTTTATTGGTTTAGATGCTCTTCGTGGCTCTAAGACTGACAAACCAGGTGAAGCTGATGCTGTGATCACACTAGGCAAGTACAAAGACCCAAAGACACCAGAAGAAGAAATGATACGCACAATCAATGTTCCTAAGAACAAGCTTCCAGGTGGAGGATCAAAGCACATGGAGTCACAACGACATGGGCAATATCTTGTAACCATTGATCCAATTAGAGCAAGATTTGAGTAAACCATGACCATACCCTCATTTGTAGCTATTGATGTTGAGACAACACTCAACGGAAATGAAGACATAGGACTAGCTCATCCTATGCATCCTGATAATAGAGTTGTAGCGTTTGGACTATATGCAGGAAACCCTGAGTTACCTTCTGCTGGTTATGACCAAGAACTATTTGAGTTTCGTTTGGGAATAGTCCGTCCAGAAGTAATCTTTTGTGGACACAACATTTCTTTTGATTTGATGTATTTGTACAAAACAAGCACTGATCTGAAGTATCAACTGCAAAGACATCGCATTTGGGATACACAATTAGCTGAGTACATCTTGAGTGCTCAACAAACTAAATTTTCTAGCCTTGATGAGCTGTCTGTGAAGTATGGGTTGCCAGTCAAAGATGACACCATTAAAAAATACTTTCAAGCAGGGTTGGGTTCTGACAAAATTCCTCCAGAGGAATTACTCCCATATCTGCAACAAGATGTAGCTAACACACAAACAATTGCTGTGTTGCAGTACGAACAGGCTGTTAAACAAAACCAATTAACTCTGATCATGTCTCAAATGGAAGCACTACATGCAACCACAGAGATGATGTTCAATGGTCTGCACATTGATCACGACAGATTAAACAAGTACACAGTTGAAGTTGTTGACGAATACGTAGAAGTAAAGATCAAGTTGGAAGACTTGGTTACCTACGATGGTCTTGTTGAGGACATCAACAGTCCTAAGCAATGGAGCCAATTCTTTTTTGGTGGAATCAAGAAAGTAAAGGTCAAGGAAGAAGTAGGTGTCTACAAGAATGGCAACACTAAATACAAGCTGGTAGAAAAGAAAGTTGCAATTCCACCATTCATCAAGTATGTGCCCGATCCAGACAAAGTTTCAGAAAAGACTGGTCAAATATCAGTCGATGATTCTGTGCTCAACGACATGCTTAGACACACATTTGATCCAAAAACCATAGCCATCATCAATGCTTTGCTAAAGTACCGTGAGTTATCTAAGCAGCTTTCTACGTATGTACAAGGTCTTAGTAAGCACACAATCGGTCAATTTATTCATGGCAAACTAAATCACACATCTACTGTTACTGGTAGATTGTCGTCAACTAATCCTAATTTGCAAAATATTAGTAATAACCCTATTAAACAAATCTTTAATTCGAGGTTTAATGATGGTCTGATTGTTGAAGTTGACTTCAACCAACTAGAAGTAGTTGCTCTTGCCCATGTTACTAGAGACAAACAATTGATTGCAGACATTTCTAAAGGCACCGACATCCACAGTGCTCTGTACAAAGACATGTTTGGCAGGATGCCAACAAAAGAAGAGCGTAAGCCGTTCAAATCAAGGACATTCCAATTGATCTACGGTGCTGGAGCCAAAGCAATTAGCAAACAAGCTGGCTGTAGCCTTGAAGAAGCTAAGAAGTTTATTGATGTGTTCTACACACGCTACCCTGATGTAGCTAAGTGGCACAAAGACTTTGCTGTAAGAGCAGAGCTTGAGAGTTTGTACCAACTTGATGATGATGGGTTCCGTGAAAAAGTAAAAACATTTGTGTTTCAAACAGAGACAGGAAGAAAGTTTTGTTTCAGGGAATACTTCAGTGACAGCACATGGTCACCAAGAACATACAACTTTAGTCCAACAGAACTGAAGAATTATCCCATTCAAGGATTAGCTACTGGAGATATTGTTCCAATGATGTTGGGCATTATCTTTAGAAAGCTGGTAGGCAGAGATGATGTGAAGATGGTTAACACTATCCACGATTCTCTAATGTTCGATGTTGACAAGGACTCAGTAGTTGACTTTATTTTGGAGATCACAGACATACTAAAAGACACACACAAATATTTTGAAAAGATTTTTAAAGCACCATTGGCCCTGAAGCTCAATGCAGGGGCATCCTATGGACTAAATTGGTTTGACATGAAAGAAATGTGATATGGCAATGATGACAGGCATCGTAGAGTCTACCTCTACAAAAGACGTAAACACCAAGTTTGGCACTAAACCAACTTACTCAATGAAAGTAAACGGCACTTGGATTAAGTGTGGGTTTAAAAACCCAAATGTCGAGGCTGGTTACGAAATTCAGTTTGATGGTGTTACAGGCACGTATGGTGTTGAAACTAAATCTGTAGAAGTTTTACGAAAAGCTGTTGCTAGTCCTGCACCTGAATCAACAACAGTTGCAGTACCGACTGCTGTAGCAGTTCCAAAAACATCTTATGGTGGTTACAAAGACAAAGTTTTTCCTGTACCCCCTCTTCATGGTGATAGAGCAATTGTTCGTCAGAACGCTCTTGCTCGGGCTACTGACATTTATATTGCTGCTCGTGGAGGCAAGCCGTTTGATTTGGAAGCTTCTACGCTTGATCTTATTATTCAGTTTGCTCGTAAGTTTGAAGCTTACACAGCAGGTGATCTTGACATGGCAGAAGCTATGAAAGAAGATGGAGGTACTGGAGAAGTAGAGTTGCAGTTGTCGTAACTTTGTGAGGGCTATTAAGCCAGTATTCGAGGATGTTGACATGTATAGTTTTCTGGCTTTCATATACATCTAGTTGAAAACAAAATCGAAGCCCTCTTTTTTTTTAATCAATCCCAGGAGTTAGTATGAAAGAAGTTGTTCAAGTTAAACGTGGTCGTGGTCGTCCTAAAAAAGTAGTTGCATCAGTAACATCAAAAATTAAAACAATAAAACCAACTTACATCTATAAATCTATAGGTCTAGACCAGAATGTAATTCAAAAAATAGATGCTATGAGAAATAGGTTGTCTGAGCAACTTGGTTTTAAAGTCTCTTACTCTGATGCTGTAGGACATCTACTAAAGATTGCAGAGATCAAATGAAGAAATTCAAAGTGCAAGTTGTGATGACCTACTGGCAGACCGTAGAGATTGACGCTGAGAGCAAGGCAGAAGCCGAGGCCACCGCGCTCGATGCGTTTGACATCAAACATTCCCACAATTGGGAGGGCGAAGTGTGTGACATTGAGGAAATCAAAGGAGAAAGCAAATGACACCTATGGAACTATACGAACTGCTAAATAATGCAGCAGTTAAATTTGAAGTCATTGAAATATTTGATGGTGCAAGAGTTCTTAACATCCATGTGGAAGAGGAGGATGTAGATGAGGGCACTGATTGATGGGGACATAGTTGTTTATCGTGGTGCTGCGTCAGCAGAGAAAGAAGAACAATGGGTAGCCCTTGCTAGGGCTGACCAGATGATTCAAGACATTCTTGAAGACACAAAGGCTACGTCTTACAGCGTATATCTAACAGGCACGGGCAATTTCCGAAGGGAGATTGCTCCTAGCTACAAGGCTAACAGACCTGATGAAAGGCCAGCACACTGGCAAGCTGTGCGGGAGTTCCTAGTAACACACCACAAAGCTCAGATGTGTGATGGCTATGAAGCAGATGATGAAATGGGTGTCCAACAAGACAAAGTAGGTGGGACTACTGTAATTTGTAGCATAGACAAGGACTTACTACAGATACCAGGAAAACACTATAACTTTGTAAAGAAGGTTACCCAAGAAGTTACTCCAGATCAAGGTTTGAAGTTTCTTTATTTGCAGAGTCTCATAGGTGACAGGAGCGATAACATCATTGGTGTGGCTGGTATAGGTCCAGTAAAGGCAGAACAAGCTTTAGCAGAGTTGTTGCCTGAAGAGTGGTATGACAAATGCCGTGAACTCTATAACGATGATGAGCGCTTCTATCTCAACATGAAGCTGTTGTACATCTGGCAGAAGCCCAACGACAGTTGGGAGCCACCGCAGGTGGGAACAACAACAACCGACTCGCCCCAAGGCGGGGAGGCATAACACAACAGTAGGAACAACAATGAATGCAGACTACCTGATTGCTAACGCAAAACAAACAAGTGATGTTATGTATAGGGATGGAGTAGCAGAAGATCGTTTAGCTTACCGAGTAGGTTTGTTAGAGGTCTACATAAAGCAACTTTGTATTACTATTAAAGATCGTGAAGAAGAAATCATAAAACTAAGCACCAAGAGCAATGCCAAGACCTAAACAACACAACCCTTCAGGGTATCGCAGCGGCTTAGAAGTTAAATTCCAGGCTGCTTGCGAAGCAAAAGGGTGGAAGCTGGGGTATGAACAAGACAAGATTAAGTACGTAATACCTGCAAGCAACCACACCTACACACCAGACTTCACTGTTATTAATAACGTGTACATAGAAACCAAGGGTCTATGGACAGGAACTGACAGAAAGAAAGCAGTGCTTATCAAAGAACAGCACCCAGAAATTACGATTCTGTACGTGTTACAACGCAATCAAGGGCTGTCTAAAAAGAGCAATACAACCTACTTGGATTGGGCAACTAAACATGGCCTTGATGCTTGTGTGTTCTCAGATACTAAACATTGGTCAGAATACATTATGAGGCACATATGAAAACTTTTTCAAAAACAGAGGGTAAAAACATAAAGACTCCCCTGTGTTACTTCAAAGAGATTAAAGAAGTAACTGAGGAATCTTTTGAAGTTGGCAGTTATCCTGTTAACAACATTTTTGAAAGGGATGTGTATACACTTGGTTGTGGAGATCAAGTTCAAACCCTACGACCTGGTAGTCAAGACTTTTTAAAATACAAATCTAAAGGACTGGGAGACAAAACATGAATATACAAGCTCTAACGGCTGTAAGAAAGATGTACAACGTTGATTACATACCTGTAAGCACTAACCGACACAACCAACGTCAGTGGGTAAGAGCCTTGCGTATTTTAGGTAACAACTGGTTGCTTAAAAAACAAGTAAGTCGTAAACAAGAATATAAAGAATGAACCCTAAAGCCACACATCTTTCAGGTATGAAGTGTCTTGAATGTGGAGCAACAACATCTGTAAAAGCAACTAGATCAGAGGACAACAATGTTACTAGGATCAGAGAGTGTTACAACAACCATAGGTTTTATACCCAAGAAACTGTTCTTAAGATGATTAAACGCAGTACTAAAGAAAAGACAATCAAGGAGAAAACATGACACTACAAGAACATGTTCTTGCACTGCCTGAAGCGGAGCGTGTGAAGTTCCTGAGAGCAATGGTTGCAGTGGTAGACGCAGGACGCACGGCGGGTGTGCCGCCAGAACAGTGGGCAAAGGAATACGCAGATATATACAAAAACATTAAGGTGAAGGCATGAAAGACGCAGAAGACGAAGCATTTGAACGGCTGTCTATGAAGCAGAACCAATGGAAACACACCAGCGGCAACCGCAAGCGACAAATTGCCCATATGGATATGCACTCACACCCCGCAGAGTTTGTACACCTGCACCGCAACGACACGATTGAAGAGGTGGCTGTGGAGTTGGAGACAAAGTTCACCATGCCATTTGGGCGTGACACTGTGCAAAGCTTTGCGGCGTTTGTGAGGGGGATGAAGCGATGACACCTGAACAAAGAGAAAAAGCCATCAAGCGCAAGCCATGGAAGTTCTGCCGCAAATGCAAGTGCGACATCAAGTCGCCAACTCAATACTGTTATGACTGCTACAAGGGTCATAACTTTACCGCCAGCCCGTATGGGCTTATCAACGCAAACAAGGCGTTTAAATTTGTACCTTCGGAGAACAGATGATGACAGCATCCTTATACAACTGTGGACACTGTGGCAGACCCCAAATTGTGGGTAGTCCTTGTCTGTGCTGGAGGCAGGGTAATGAAATGATTTCAATTGAGAAACTGGGCGTGGCGGTCAGCGACTTCATTGGTCAGCATGGGTTGATGTGGTCTGACGCTTTGGTTGAGGCGTGGCAAGAAGCTGAAGCCGACTATGTAAATGAAATGACCAATGCCTTCAATCAAGGCGTGACCAAATGAAAGCGAGGGAAGCATGACACCAACACCAAAACTGCGCTTTGTTGAGCGCAACAGTTATTCACACAATGGTGAGCATTTTCGTGAGCCACATAAAGTTCGCATCCTCCAGCAATGGTGGGAGGATAAAAACATAGTGCTGGCAGTACACATAACCGACAAAGAGGGAAACACTTTACCATCACCAAATCGTGGCGAATGGCGTGATGTACCACTGGAGACAGAAGCATGACACAAGATGAAATCATTGAGATGGCTAGACAGGCGGGATGTCCATTAGCAGATATGAAGCCTATGTACTTCACCGATAAGCAATTGTTGTCAATGCTTGAAGCCTTTGCCAAACTGGTAGCAGCCAAAGAGCGTGAGGCGTGTGCAAAGACTTGCAATGACATGGCTGACAAAATGACAGGTATGGCTGCATGGGGCGCACAAGAATGCTTGAGAGCAATCAGAGCAAGGGGACAAGCATGACTGACAAAGAAGCAATGAAGCTGGCGCTTGATGCGTTGGAAACGCTAATGATTGAGCGTGGGTCAATCTATGAAAAAGCCATCGCCGCACTCAAAGAACGATTGACACAGCCAGAGCAAGAGCCTGTGGCGTGGATGTACATAAACACAGACGGAGAGTGCGAGCAGATTGAATATGGAGAGCCATTTGATGACCCTAGCACGACTCCCCTTTACACCACCCCACCACAGCGCACATGGGTTGGGCTGACGGATGAGGATATTGGTGATGCTTATGTCGCATGGGATGACACTAATGGCGCATCGTTTGCAGACTTTGCCCGAGCCATTGAAGCCAAACTTAAGCAAAAGAACGGCTACGCCGAGGAGAACACATGACAGAAGGTTATTACTGCATAGTGTGCGGCAGATTTTTGCTGGCGAATGAGTTTGGCGTTATTGTCCATGATGACATTTCACATCCACATGAAATGGCTTTTGATGACGAGGAGAATCCGCAATGACTCCATTGGTTTGCAAGGCCGTCAAGTTTGCGCCTGAGCCAGAAACTGCTTTGTGGTTTGATGTTGGGCAAATGGAGCCTGCACTTGACACAAAAGTTCCCGCAGATTTTTTGATGAATTTACCTTCAAAAAGAACGGGAATTGTTGGCTTAGATACGCAAGGAAAAGACTTTGCTCTTTGGCTTTTAAGGGGCG